TTATATCTCTTCAATTCTTGGTCTATTAAATACAAAGTATTTCTTTCCACATCTAATAAATTTTTTCTTGAATCATAACACTCAAGAAGATCCATACCTTTGACTCTTGCTGTATTAATAATGGTTAAGTATTCATTATCTGAATTAAATATACCATCTTCCTCTGAATACGATGCAGTCTTAATAGGTATATTACATTTAATTCCAAATTCTTTATAATCTTCTGGGCTCATCATTCTATCTCTAGTCATGCTTAATAATTTAAAACATAATGAATGAATGGTTCTAAAATAAACTAAATCATGTTCAGGACTTAATTCAAATTTTTGTGCAGCTCTTGTTGCAGCTTCTGTTGCAGCTTTTTTACTAAAAGAAAAATAACCTATCTCTCTTGGTTTAATTCCTTGTTTAATAAATTCATCTACCAAGTTTAACAATGTTGTTGTTTTTCCAGTTCCTGGTGGTCCTAGTATTATTGTTTTCATATTTTTTTAACCTCCTTTCTAATATTTGTTTTTGCAATTTTGTTTTATCTAATTCTTCTTTTAATAATCTGTATTTTAAAAACCAGTTTATTCCTATCATTAAAAATGTTCCTCATGATATTTAACTTGTGATACAGAAGCATCAATCTTTTTCATAGTTTTAATCTTAACTAGTCTAGGTTCTTGACCTTTAATCTTCATTCTAGTTTCTTCTACAAAGATTTTATCTTCTTTTAAAGATTTAATTAAATTACCTGTTTTAGATTTATCCATTTCCCAATGATTCTTTTTACAAAAGTTATAGAAGTCTTCCATTCTAAAATAAGTAAATTCTCTTTTGTCATCTGTATATGGAAGTTTATTAAAAATATCCTCCATTGTTCTTGCATTCTGTCTATTGGTTGTCCAATCTTGCAGTAATGAAATAATTTGATTTTTAGGATCTAATGATTCTAAAGGTTCTACTGTTTCCATTCTCTCTATTAATGGTTTTAAATAAAATTCTCTCCAATCTTTGTCTTTTAATTTTGGTATAACAAGATCTGCTTTCTCAAGTAATGCAATAGAGAACATAACAGGATTTGCTAAATGTTCTGTTTTTAATTCTACTCTTTTTAAAGTTTCTCCTTCACCTACATTTAAAAAATACTGTGGTGGATTAGAATTATATTTTTGTAAATTACTTAATAAAGGCATAGCATCTTCATCAGAACCTACACCAAATTTTTTAGTTCTACATAATGATGCATTACAAACATCCACAATAGGTGGAAGTTTACATCTGTATTTGTCATAACCTTTCTTACCAACTGATTTTAATAATTGTTGTACTTCACTATTACTTAATGGTTTTGTCATGTATTTAAGATTAGCTTCGACGACTTTATCTTGCCAAGTATCTGGATCTGCTTGTTTAAAATATATGGCAATATTAAACAATGCATTGTTCCTAGATCCTTCGCTAAAGCCATCGCGAGCTAATCTATTTAAACATGGAGGCCCATCTTTAAATGCTTCTTCTATCTTCTCTTCTTTGATTTGAATCTTTTCAATTTCTTCCCTGCTGCAAGCATAAACATCATAGAGCTTATAAAATTCCTCAAGTGATACAGCGGAGCCATTATCGTCGAACGCATATCTTAATCCTTTTGTTTGGTTATGGTAGGGAAGATTTAAAAAATTACCTGTGTCCCCACGTTCCACAAGTATTTCAGTTTGTTTAGGAAATATTTCAACACCTGAATATCCTAATCCATCTGAAATTTTTTTAAGTGTAGACTGCATCAAAGATGCAGGTATAAATTCTTTTGCAAATAAAAATACATGTGCTCCACCAGATTTTGATCTGAATACTATGAGTGGAAGTTTTAAACTTCTTATTTTTTGTATTAAACTTTTGTGTTCAAGATTATACTGATCAATATCAATACAACCCCACTTACAATTATTAGATTCATTAATGGGAATAATACCCAAAGCAGGATCGACACCGTTAAGATGATCTTCCCAAAGGTTATCCGTGACCGGTTTTCTAACAATGAATGCTTTTCCTTTTTGTTTTCCATTTTCTCCACGTTCTCCTTTTTGATACTGTCCATATGCTGTTTGAAATCCAGCAAATATTTCTTTAAATTTTTCTTTCATAACTTACCATATTTGTGGGGCCCGTATTACCGAGCCCCGTTTCTTAATTAACCTAGAACGGTACGTTCTCTGTTATTTTATCTTCTACATCAGCTCTTGTTTGCACCGATCCTCTTTTAACGTCACCAGAAAAACCTTTTGCACTTAAGTACAAAGATTTATCTTTCGTTTCTAAAATTCGATCTTGTGTTACTACCCAACCATACCAACTACCTTTATCATTTTTTTGTAAGTTAGATGATAAGTTGTATACAACACCATGCATTGGAGGAACTGCAAATCCGCCTTTACCGTCAGAAATCTGAACAGTTTTCATCATTGCGTTCCACTTCTTGCTCACATTAAGTTGAGTTGATTTCATGGTAATTAAAGCTGGGGTATAACCACCTGCTTTAGTTTCTACCATTACATAGTAAGAAGCAGTCTCTTCTAAATAGTTACCATTAGGTAATCTAATTTTAGATCCTTCTCTCTTACCTGTAGCTATCACTGGACTGTTAGGAGCATGTAATGCAACCGGAGCTGCAGATCCTTCTCCTCTTTCAGACCATTCTGGATAGTCTTTTTTATAGTAACAAGGAATAACTTTAATTCCTTTTTTACCATCATACAGTTCATTCGTAACTGTATTGTATATCATACCAGGTTTAGCGCCTGTTACGTATTTAGAATCACCTTCAGTTACCTGTGGTGATAATTGTCCAAGGATTCTTATGAAAGGTAACGCAAGATCTTGTTGCGTCATGTTTTCAAAACCTTTGTCTAGATCATCTCCAAACAAAGCGACAGAACCATTGGTTGTTTTTTTAACCATTGCTTCATTAGCCATCATCGTTTCTCCATTATTTACGGGTTATTTTAGTTGTGTCTTTAATCCAAGTACTAAAGACTTCAGAAGGCATGTCGAGCCCGGACTCGACACGCTCCTGAAATAAAGCTGTCAAAGTATTCCAAGCCACATCAGATTTCTGTTGTGGTTCAAAACCATTTGACGCTGCAAGGTCCAACAATTGTTGTGCCTTGTTATCTTCGCCACGACCGAACGTAACAGAAACATTATTTTTAATAATGTCTCCAAGTCCGTTTTCACGAAGCCATTTATAAGCTTCTTCCCTTCTGTTGTCATCTTTGGGAAGAGTACATCTATATTCTCTTTTGACTGTTACAGATGAACCATCAGCTAATTTCAAAGAACTTAAACCTTGCTCCGCTAGGAGTTCAGGTATAACTCGTTCACTAATATCTCTTGCCATTGCTTTTAGATTATTTACATTCTCTTCAGCTCTAGCAATATCATCCTCTAAATTTTTTAATTTCTGACATTGGTCAGCTATTGTTGTTACTTCTACATTGTCTAGAAGATCCGTAGAATCATCTAGCATCATTTGTTTTACATCGTCACTCATTGTTATCCTTTCTGATAGAGATCAAATTCAATTGGGTAATATTTAAACTCTCTTCGATCCCATTTCAAGAGTTTAAATTGGCCATTGGTCATGTCACTTGCTATTGCACAAGAAATACCAATGACCGCCGGATCTCCTGTAAGCAATATATAATCTTGCTTCCTAAAATCTTTTAAATTCTTTCGCATTTTAAATACGAAAGGCGCTGCATTAAATGCAACCTGATCAAAGTAGGCAAGGCATATAACTAAATATCCAAAATTAGAAGCGCTTAATATATTTATATTAGCTGGTGGATGTTGTAATACATACACAAAATTTTCTTTAGGATTCTCTTTTTGGAACTCTAAAAATTCAACAAGACTTTTGTCTTTATATAACTCAAATATTTTATTTTTCATTCTTATTTTCTCTCTTGACAAAGCATATAATGATGTTTATTTATATTGTCAATAGAAAGAATTAAATTATTTATGGTAAGAGATTATAGATATAAAACCAAGCCGTATGAACATCAATACGTTGCTTTGGAAAAATCTTGGGATAAAGAAGAGTACGCATATTTTATGGAAATGGGTACTGGTAAATCAAAAGTACTTATTGATAATATAGCCATGCTATATGACAGAGGTAAAATAAATGCGGCGATGATTATAGCACCTAAAGGTGTTTATAGGAACTGGTTATCTTCAGAAATACCAACACATTTACCTAGCCATATACAATACAAAAGTGTATTATGGACCGCTTTAACATCCAAAACAAAAGATAAAGAGTATCAATCTTTGTTTGAAACAGACTATAACCTTCACATCTTTATTATGAATGTTGAGGCGCTATCAACGCCAAAAGGTTTGGCCTTTGCGCGTAAGTTTTTATCATGCCACAATACTTTAATTGCTGTAGATGAATCTACTACAATTAAAACACCAAAAGCAGCGCGTACTAAAAATATTATAAGTATTGCAAGTCTTGCTAAATATAGAAGAATATTAACAGGATCTCCTGTAACTAAATCACCATTAGACTTATATACTCAATGTAAGTTTCTTAATGAAGATTTATTAGGTTTTAGTTCCTATTATTCTTTTCAAAATAGATATGCTTGTATGGTGGATAAATGGTTTGGTGGTAGAAAAGTATCTATTGTTAAGTCTTATCAAAGATTAGATGAACTATCTAAAATTATAGAACAGTTTTCATATCGTGTATTAAAAGAAGATTGTTTAGATTTGCCTGATAAAATTTATATTAAAAGAGAAATTGAATTAACTAAAGAACAAGTAAAGCTATATCAATCCATGAAGTTAGTCGCTATGGCTGCTTTAAGTGGTAAAGTAGTTAAAGCTCCTCATGTATTAACTCAATTAATGAGATTACATCAAATAACTTGTGGTCATGTAATGACAGAATCCGGTGAAATAGTAGATATTGAAAATAATAGATTAGATGAACTTATGGAAATTTTAGAAGAAGTAGAAGGTAAAGTTATTATCTGGTCTCACTACACACATGACATTAGAAAAATTTCAGCGGCATTAAAAAAAACTTATGGCGAAAATTCTGTAGTGGAATACTATGGTAAAACAGAGTCAGAGACTAGACAAGAGAGCATAGAGAAGTTCCAAGATCCGCGATCCCCGGTCCGATTCTTCGTGGGCAATCCACAAACTGGCGGGTATGGTATTACGCTAACAGCTGCTAGTACAGTTATATATTATTCTAATGGTTATGATTTAGAGAAGAGATTACAATCAGAGGATCGTGCACACAGAATAGGCCAAAAGAAATCTGTTACTTATATAGATCTAATTGCGGAGAAGACTGTTGATGAAAAGATCGTCAAAGCTCTCCGCAAAAAGATTAATATCGCGTCGGAAGTACTTGGTGAAGAATTACGGTCTTGGATTTAACCAATCGTTTTCTTCAGAATTGTAAGGCATCATTACTTATAATTTTTGTAAATAAAGTATGATAAAACTAATACACCAACAATAAAAACTAACGATAATTGTAAAGGTATACTCATTACTTAATATCTATTTTAACGCCTTCAATATCTTTAGGTTCGTTAAAACCAAGTTTAATTTTAAGTAGGCCATCTTTCATTTCAGCTTCATCAACTATTACATCTTTAGCTAATTCAAACTGTTTGAAAAATTTTCTAAATGCTAGACCTTTTTGTACGTAGTCTACATTTTTATCTTCTACTTTTCCTTCTATTGTTAAGATACCGTCTTTAACTTCTACAAGTACGTTCTCTTTGTTGTAGCCAGCTAAACCGATTTCTAATCCGTATTTACCTTTTGAGTATTTTACTACGTTATAGAAAGGGAATGATTGTACTTTTGACCACGTGTCAAAAATATTTTCAAACGCATCATCAAAAAACTTTGTTGATCCGTTGAATAGTTGCTTATTTAAATTATTGAAAACTTCTAGGTTTGTCATAATTATCTCCTTTGTTAAGCAAGTTAATCGGTCCATCCACATGATGCAACCAGGAGGAGATATAATGATTATTTATTAATTTTCAAGTACTGATTTTTCTCTTGTAATATGGCCAACAACTGTGCCTTTATGAATACCTTCTTTAATCCTATATCCATGTGTGCCACTACCATTAATCTCAACTTCTTTTCTACTTTTTAATAATGCATTGTTTTTCTTTTCTATTTCTTTACTTTCGTAATTTCTTGTAATCATATCTTCTGAAAAATTAATGGTGTGTATTTCACTTAAATCATTTTCTCTATCTAAAAATTTATATTCTATTTTTGTGGTGTTAAAATCTTTTTTTATTTTATTGCATATTGTTTCAGGATCAAATTCGCCGCAGGAGTAAACATCAAACTGCAACAAGGCGGGGTCAGGTTCATCCCATACATGCATTACTATATGAGACGTTTCTATAATAGCAGCACCTGTAATTCCGCGATTCCCGATCATGTGAGAATACTTTACATATGGTCCCATCATAACCTTCATTCCTATTTCATCTATAAATTTCTT